ATTTAGTAGAAACCGAAGTGTCCGGCTCAACGAATATATCAAAGATTTCCGGATTGTCAACAACTCCGTCATCGTCATCATCAAAGAAGCCGACCTTGATCTTCCTGTTGTCCTGGAAGCCATCTGCCTCTGTGACCGTGTCCACAACCTGCCATGTGATTGGATAACCTATGCTGTTGCCTGTTGACAATATGTCATTTGTTTTTAAAATCTTAACAGTGTCTTTGACACTCTTACCTGTCTTGTAGTCGTAAATTTTTTCCTGTGCATCATAGTAGAACTTGTTCTGTGATTCAGATTCAAATATGTAATCCAGCTTTCTATACACAACCGTGTATGTGTTTCCATCATTGGTGAATTTGAACCACCAGCTGGCGTCCAGATTCGTGCCTGCTGTCGAGCCTGCTCCTGCTGTACCGAACACGGCGCTGTCACTCAGGTTTGTGCTTGTGATAACTTTCCATTCTCCTGCGTCCTGGTCGTACCTAATACCAAATTCCTCGTATGCTTCAATCCTGTCAACGATGTCTTTTTCAAGTGTTGCTGAGAACGATGTAGTGAACGCAGGTATCACTGCATTGATTACAGATCCATTTGGTATCACATCGGTAAGTGTTACTGGTCCTGTCCCGTCCTCTAGATTTCCTACACCGCCATTTGCACCATCCAACACAACTGCACCGATCTTGGCCCATGCCCTGTCCTCTGCATTGTCTGTTCCTGCTGTGACTAGCGTGTTGTTTAAAAATTCCCTCGTGTCCGGTGATGTGAATTTGATCAGTGCACCTACTTTTGCATATTTCAAATTTGATGTTGCAGAGTCTCCAACGACCAATGCACCACCTGATGTGAAATATCCTGTATTGGTGTTTGTTGATGTTGTAGTGGAGTTCCATGTTGCACTCAGATTACTAACATCCTTGGTAGCATACTTCAGATAGTAGAACTGTCTGGCATATGCTTCCTTTAATTTTGCTTCTACTGATACATCAATAGTTGACTGTATCTCGCTCCTGTTGTTGAACGAGAATGTGAACTGCTGTGTGCTTTCTTCCCTGTACACTATTCCGTCATCCGCGAACACGTTCACGTTGGAGTATGCACCCGTGGGATCCAAAACCTCCTTGGCCCTTGATATGCCCGATGCTGACCTGTTCACTGACCTGACCTTTACTATCTCCTGCGATGCTGACAGAGGTACCACTTGGTAGTCCTCGGCAGTGATCATCCTGTTCTGAGAATAATAAACTTGTCCTGCTTTATCTTTGATCGAAGCATTTGATTCTGTTGCGGCACTGTTATAAACTGATTGCTTCAGTCCCAATGTTAGCGTCAAACTCTGTTGGGCACCATTGGCATCCGTGTATGGCACATTCAGTGTCACATTCTGCATGTCCGCTGGTTGTATTGCAAACTTGGCATTGTCACTGGTCCTGTGATATGTTCTAAATGCACCCAATGGTAAGTTTGAGAAGTTACCATCGCCGAAAACAAGGTCGATCGAGTCGTCCGCCTTCGTCACTACATTGTATGTGTTCCGCTCTGTTTTTGAAAGTGAGTTGTAAATTGCATTGTTCCCTGACAGTGATGGTACCTTGGTCCACTCTTCAGCCAGCTGACCGAACTGGTCTAGCTTGTACAACCATACATCTGAGTTATTGACGTTCGCGATGTTTAAGCTCTTGACATAATTTGTTATGGCAGTGTCCACCGAAAAACTAATCTGTTGCATTGTTCCTTGTTTGAACAGGAAGAAGAATCCTGTGTTGTTGGAACTGTCTCCTGCCCCATCCGATCTGTAGGTGTACGTCAGCCCTGTTCCTGGCACCGGTGATGACTCGTATATTGATTCTGAATTGTTAATCGTGCTTGGCACTATCTCGAACTGCCTGTTGATTCCACCAACACCGGTGTTGAAAGAAAATATTGGTAGATCTAGTTGATTTGAGCTCAAGGTGTAGACCTCTGTCGCTATGCCACCTATCTCACCTGACTCCCTGGGATTGCCAAATAGTTGTCCTGTCTGGTTCGCCGCATTCAGTATTGCTGTGAACTGTTCTCTGTAATTTGAGTTTGCACTGTCATTCCAAATGATCGTGCTGTTGGCTAGATTCGTTCCTGTTGAATCTGCGACATCCTGTGTTGTTGATATTGCATCAATCTTCAAAAGTCCTGTTGCCGGTAGATTTCTCTTTGCATTGTAGTTGATCAGTCTCGCCAATCTCAGCACGGAGTTTCTTCTTTCTGCTGTTTCCAGGAAGTTCTCCCTTGCGTTTAGGTCCACCCTGAACGAGAGTGCCTGTGCTATGTAGGCGATCAGATCGATCAGTGCAACATACTCAGAACTTTCCACGAAGTCATTGAAATCATCTGGGTAGTTCTCACGAAGGTATGCAACCATGGTCCTTCGCAGTGTCTCGAAGTCGTAACTCTTGAAATCTGCCTGTTGGAATGACTGGTAGATCTTTCTCCAATCCTCGGCAACTAGTAATCTGTTCTGTCTGTCTGTTGTGGCCATAATGTATCAATGTGTTAACAACGATATTTATGTGTTAGGAAATATGCGTACTTTAAGATAGGCGCAACAGTGAGTTCTCATCAAAGTTGAATCTCAGTTTCTCAGTGATGTTCAGGGGAACATACGTGATAGTCGCCTGTATTGCTATGCCCTTGTCGGCCTCAGACACCAGTATCTCCTCTGTGGATATACGTGGATCTGCGTTTAGGTTAGCTGTGATGTCCTCTATAATGTCGTCCTTCAGTGCATCTGTGAATGGTTCGAATATGGCATCGTATATTATAGTGCCGAACTCTGGATTCTCCACCCTCTCGCCCTTACGTATGCTTAACCTGTTTATGAGATCCTGCTTGGCAACTTCAAAGTCGTACAGTTTGAAGTTCTTCTGTTCCGCACGTGAACTGAACCCTTTGAAGGTCACTGTCTTGTTTGATATGTCTCCTGAACCTGAATCTCCGTATGCCATGTACTATATTTACTCCCTAAAATCTAAAGAAACTCCTCACCGCACTGATCGCCGCTGTTTTATATTCTGTTATCTTTCCTTGTATGAAACCTGTTGCCATGTTCTTGATCGTGCTTTCTAAATTTTCCGCTTTATTTTTGAGATCCGTTAATTTTGCAAGGGGTAGCTTCACCTTGTCATTTAGTTTCACTATTTTTTCTAGCTGGTTTGACACAGCACTGATACTAGACTTTTTAAGCAGTTGTGTTTTGATGTCCTGCAACTCCTGTGCTGAAAAGTCGGGGTTGTTTAACTTGATCTCCGCCATCGCTTCGTTGATGTATGTTTTCTTCAAGGCGGTACTGCTGGTCCTGGTGTATGGTTCATGGGTCACGAAGTCCGACACCGTGGTCTTGTTCTCTACCTTGTTGGGCTTGCCACCCTGCAATGGTGTCTCGCTGTCTATGTCTATTAGTCCTCCAGGACCTCCGGTTACCTTGATGCCAACGTTGGAATGATCTGGTTTCAACCATCCAGGTCCCCATGTAGAACTGGCAATGTTTGAGTTCAAGTCTATTCTGGTACCTGCTAGAGATATTCTTCCATCTGCCCCGTGCAGTTGTGGTCCAGGTGTGAAGGATGTTATCCCGTCCCTGCCAAAGTTCCTCACAGAACCTTTCTGTGAACTGTTCAGTATTCCTTTTTCTCCCATTGTGTGAACATAGCCTTCTGCGTTAAGATTGACATTCTGTTCTGCCGTGAAATTCAAACTGCCCCTTGCATGGAAGTTGATGTTTATGTCAGAGTGTATATTGAAGTCCTGTTTACTCCTTAAATTCATTCCTGCATCTGAGAACACACTGATCGTTCCGTCCTGTTCCATCTCTATGAATGCCTTGCCCGAACCGTTGGCAATGTAAACTGTGCCTTCGGTGTCATGCATCAAGATCTGGTGTCCCGATGCCGTCCTTATCCTTGTCAGCTGGTTGTCTCCATTGACGTCTCCGTCGTCCATGACAAATGTGTGTCCTGATTTCCTTACAACATGATCTGTTGCTCCGGAATCTTTCGCACCCACCTGTCGTTTGGTCGTATCTAAATTTTTTCTACCCGGTGTGCTGATACCAAATACCTGGCTTGGAGATTCACGTCTTGCAGAACTTGACGTGTTACCCCTTGTGTCGTCTGCACTCAAACCCTGTTCTCGAAGTATTTCAGCAAACGGGTGTATGGGTTTTGGAATTGCATCATAGTTGTTGTTCGGTAAGGCATTTGGAGATGTCCTGTTCATTTCCCCTGAGGGTACATTTTTTGAGCCGTATGTAGATGTCTTGTCTTTCTGGAACCCTGCATCTGCACCTTCGAATGTTCCGTCCAATGCATCGTAGGTGTTGGTGCTGGAGGCTATCCCTGGTATCATGTGATTGGTGTAGGGATCCTGTACGCAACCTATCCAGAAGGCCTGGTTCATTTTTCCCTCTGCGAATATGACCAATACACTGGTCTCTAGATCAGGTGGCACTGCCCAGAATCCGTATGAGTGTTGGCTGTCGCTGTATTCCGTTGATCCCGGAATATTGTGTCTCGTTCCCTTGGCTCCATAGAAAGGAGAAAGATATTCACACGTAATCAGTTGTTGTTCCGTT